AAAGTCACCATAAAAAATTGAAGTGCCATAAGCATTCTTAATTTTATAATGTGTTACTTTATTACTAAAGGCTGCACCGACAATAGTACCAGTAGTGATTGCTCCGTGAGGAGTTGCACTTGATGACATAATTGTCTCCTAATTAATTTATATTAAGACTCTAAGAGTCCTTACCAAAAGTTGTCCTCGATTTCCTTTCAAATACTTGTTTAGGCATACGAGGATCATTCTCTTTTAAAAATACGTTATCTACAGCTTGCATTTGAGTTTGTGCTTCCTCATTAAAGTGTGCATCTCTTGCTTCCGCAATCTCTTTAGGCATTTTGCATAATAACTGTCCACCAATTTCTACATTACCTTTCTTAGCCCATTCAGAATTGTAATCCATCATATGTATTTGAAGTTCTGGATGATCTTGCAATTCACATGGTTCCCATCCTTCTCTAAATCTTCTAGAAACATTTGGATTATCAGTATCTCCTAAAATAGCTGTTCTGATCCAACGAAAGACATAGCCTTCTTGTTGTTCAGGGTTAGGTAGATTTGATGGATTTTCCCAACTTACTTTACGTTGGATAGCCTCTCGGCTGTCTAACCCTCTAGGGGTACGCTCTTGGTTTTCGGATTGCTCAACAGAACTTTCCTCCACTTTATCTATAGTGTTTTCTTGATCTGCCATCTTAACTCTCCTTTAATAGTTGATTTGCATACTTTTCTGGTGTAATCCCAAGTTGACGAGCTAGTTTAACTTGAGTTTTAGTCAGACGTATTTGCGTGGGTTTTTTGTTACCGCTATCCCTCGTTGCGGTTGCAACAACTGTTTGGCGTTGTCGTTTTGGTGTTTCTTGAACAATCATTTCTGAATTGTTATTTGCTTGAACACCGAAAAAGCTTGGAAATTCTTTCTGCATTTCTTTATCAATTTCTTGATAATAATCTACAGGATTACTTGCTGGATCATGTTTGCTCTTTTGATCTAAATACATAGCATAAGAAGTCATTTCTTGTTGAAAAGGCTCTCCTCCCATAAACCAAGTATTCTTTTTTGCCCATTGTTCCATATCAGGGTCTAATTGACGCTGTAAGGGTTGTTGTATTTCTTGAACTGGCATATTCTGAACAACGTGATTCTGAACTCTTTGAGCAGTAGAATTAGCCTGTTGTTCTGCTAGAGTAGCTTTTGATAATAGTTCTTGTGCTTGAGACATTGCATCAGCATCACCTTCTTCATAAGCTTTCTTAAATTCTGTTTGAGCGTTTTGTTTTGCCCATAAAGCATTGTTATGTGCTGTTTTATTTAAAGCTTGTCCACCTTGTTCAACTATTTTCTGTAGTCTTTCATTCTCAGATATCATAGTTTGTAATCTACTTACAGCTTCTTTTGACTCTCTAGCTGCTGCTTCTTTTGCTCTTCTTTCTTCGTGGTATTCGTATTTAACTTGATTAATGCGATCAGCAGCTCTTTGACTATAATCTGCTATTTCTTGGTCTAAAGTATCATTATCAACTTTTTCATTTGATTCTTTAGATTTTTTAGGTCTGCGATCCTCTTCAGGAGTATCATCTATAATTTCTACTTCTAAAGTATCATCAACCTCTGAATTTATTTCAGTTGTTTTACCAAAAAATTGATCTTCTTTTGATTGTGTTTTGGTATTAACTACTGGCTCTTCATTAATTATTTCTGTTTGACTCATGCTCTTACTACTCCTGTTGGATCATCGACAACTGCTTCCACAGTATCATCATTAATTAAACGAAACTCTTGTCCATACATTTTTATACGAGTGCCTGAGTAAGCACGAAATAAAACCCAATCACCTTTTTTGCACCAAGCACCAGAAGGAAATCTTTTTGGGTCTTTATAGCATTCTTCACCAAGTTTAATAACATATCCACATATATTACTTAACTCTTCATCCTTAACTGTAACTGATGCTTTGATAATACCGCCTTCTGTCTTTTCATCAGGTCTAGGCATAGCAACCAAAACTCTCCATCCTTTAGGTTCAGGAAGTTGACTTTTAATATCTTCATCAACTATAGGTTTTTCAACACTATCTGGTTCAGGTATATTCTTTAATGCTTCACTTTTCATATTTTTGCACGACTTTTTAGGAGTCGAGTTCCTATTCTTGAACGTGTTTATCTGTCCAGTCTAAAACCTCACGTTCTGCGAGGGCTAAACCCTCTATTATGCCAGCCATCTTTTGATATTCGCTATAATCTTTACAAGCTCCTGTCGAAACATGGTCAGCGTGTTGATTCATAATATCTCTAAGCCTTTTCTTTAAAAACTGTGAAAGAGATAACCCTTCCATACTTCTTGCTTGCTCTTTGATATTATTTGTCATTCGTATTGCTATCTTTGGCGATTTCTATGCCAATGTCAACACCTTTTTGATAATCTTCTCTAGCTTGTTTATCTTTAAGTTGTTGTGCTTCTAGCAAATCGCTAGCAATACGCTGTCCTATATTTATTCCTGAAATTTCAGCTTGTGTTGAAAGTCTTTTCTTTTCCATCTCTACATTAGCAGCAGCTTTCATAGCATCTAACTCTAATCTGCCTTTGCCTTCTTCTGTCTTACGCTGTAGCTCCCCTTCTTTAATAGCTATCTCTCTTTCTTTAGCTAGAATCAATGGGTCTTTTTGTTGCTCTTGTATTCTTTCTTGTTCTGCCTGTGCTTGCGAAGTAGCTGATACTCTTCTTGCTGCTTCAGCAACAAGACTGGAAATTCGTTTTTCTACATCTGCTGGTAATGGCTCACCTTCTGCTGGTAATTCAACACCCATTTCCATTTCAACTTGTTTTCTAAATTGCATTGTTAAATGCTCATTAATATATGCAGAGGCTGCTGCCATTATAGAAGGTGCTTTTGGTGATTGCTCAACCAATTGCATAATTTCTGGATTTTGTTGTGCCGATACAATCGTTGCTATATGTGCTTCATGGTCTTGAGATACAAATGCTTGTACTGGAATACCATTAATAAGATTTTGAACAGCAGTTATTGGATCAACAGGCTGAACCTCATCATCTGTAGGCACAATATCTTCTACATTTCTTATTCCTAGAACCTCTAGCATCTGTCTGTGTAATTCTTTTAAGTTATACATCTCTGGCGCTGACTGTGCTAACTGCATTGCAGCTTGATATTGCATAATTCTTTGTGCCATTGTTGAAGCATTAGGATCAGAAACTGGAAGAACATCTATTCTTTTATCAAAATCTTCTGCTTTAATAAACTCTTCTTCATCCATTTCATAAGGATAAGCGGGGTCAGTAAAGTCATTAATAATATTAACAAGTATTTCAAACTCTTTACGCATAGAGGCATGGAGTCTTGCTTGTACTGCGCTCATTACTTTCATGTTTCTTTCAAGCAATGCTAGTGTTGTGCCTACAGGTGCTTGATTATTCATGTCTGATATTTTCATATCTGAAATGCTAGCAAAACGCCTACCCTCTTCTACAATTGTTTGTAATAGCTGGTAAAGAGTTCCTGACGGCTCTTTATAAGGTAAAAAGGTGATATTATCTCGTATTGCACCACCAGGAACATCAACATCTCTAAACTCACCAGGCATAATCGGAGTATCATCTCCTTTAATTCTAAGTCCTCTAGCTTTTAAACCACCAGGAAGATTAGATAAAGTACCTGCATCAACCAATTGTCTTAGTATAGATGTAGCTGATTTAGCTAACCCACCTACCATGTGTATCAAACCAAAGCCATAAAAACCAATACCAGGAAGATACTGATAATGAACAAAGTGCATTCTTCTTAATTTCTTTGGATCATCTTCGTAATAGTTTCTTCTTATACTTAAAACTAAACCACTTGGGTAATCCATTGTAACAACATAAGGTAAAGCTATTCCTGTCTCTTCGCCATCCTCACCTTTATCTTCATAACCAATAAGGTCTAGATCAACCTGCATTTCAATAATGGTTTGTCTATCATCATAATTAAATGTGCTTGACTCACCTGTTAAATCACTATATTTTTTTGAAATATCCGATTCACTATTGTCTGCTTCAGGAAGTTCTATATCTCTATAAAATCCACTTACTTGCATTTTGCGTACTTCATTTGTTGATTTACGCATCAAATGAGTAGCTCTTTGACAAGTTTCTAAATCACTTGCACCATAATTAACAATAACATCCTCTGCTGGAATAAAAATAGAACTAGGTCTACCTAAACCTTCATCATAATAAACTTTACGAAAGGCTGAACCCGCTAAAGGTAAAGAAAATAACATCTTCTCAGTCTCTGTTCTGTACTCAGTCATTTCATAAGTAAGAAGATAATTTAAGTAATCTTGTACTCTTTCCGCTTGTTTTTCTTTATCTTCAGTAATCTTGCCAACAATCTTAGTCCTTACTGGTCCTTGTGCTGGAAACATTTCAGAAATAGATTGTGATTGAAAACGAATAACGGCTTCACTCAACATTGGATGAAACACACCACAAGCGCCAGCCCAGGGCTCAGTTCGTTCTTCTATCTTTAATCCCATTTGGTCAAGACCTTTTGTATAAGTCTCTTCCCATTCTTTTCTAGAGTCTTTATCACCACTATAAGAATTAATTAATTCATTACCTAGCTTTTGTAATTCATCTTCTTCTATATATTCTGCTAGATTGGATTCAAACTCTTCATCGCCAGTTGTGCTAGCGTTAGGATCAAAATCAATAATCATTCCACCATCATCTGTTTCAATAGCTAATGACTCTGGATTTTCTATAGCAATAGTAAGTTCTTCTGTTTCAGGCTCTTGTTCTATTGTTCCTTCTATTGGTGTAGCTGTTTTTCTTTCTATAGCCAATTAAATCTCCTAGTAATAGTTTGCAATACGATTGTGTTCTAATGGTTCATCTTCTTCGTCAGACTGTAATGATATAAATCCACCTTGTCTATATCTTAACAGAGCTTGCGTACTGCTATCAACTAAATCGTCATGTTCCATATTAGGAAATCCAGCAAACTCTTCTACGACTTCTTCAGCCCATCTGGTTTCTGGACACCATACCACGCCTGATGCAAATAAATCAGATACCGCATTAACTCTAGATATCTTATCATTACCTCTGCTTGGTGTATATTCTTGTACTGGAATGCCCATAGCCCTTAATTCAAATATTAATGGCATACCAGCAGCCTTAGCTTCTACAATAAAAGCATCTGGTTTATAATCTGTATATTTTTCCATCGCCTTTTTCTTTAGGTCAGGAAATTCTAATCTTTCTTTGTAAGCATCTAAAAGAATAATATTAGGTGCAAACTTTCCTTCATCTTTATCTTCTCTGTAAAAAACACCCCATGTAGTGCAAGCTGAATAGTCAGCTCTTTGGTTTTTCATAAAAGCTGTATCCCAAGATTGAATAACAAACTCACACTCAGGAGGACTACGACCTTCCCAAATTTGCCACCATTCTCTTTTAACCAATGCTCCTTCTTCTGAAGTAGGGTCTTGTTGATACTGAGCCATCCATTTACTGTTAGGTAACTCTGCTCTTAACGCACTTAATTCTTTCATGCTCCAGAACTCTGACCATAAAGGATTGCCTGAAGGCATAATGGCTAGAAGCTCTATCACTTCCCACTCATCTGCACCACCACGCTTTATGCTAGCATCCACAACTTGACCTGTGAGGTCTTTATTGTGCCATCTAGTCATTACTACAACGATAGAACCATTAGGCTGTAAACGCTGTCTTGGACCAGAGGTGTACCATTCGTAAGTACGATTGAATACATTGATGTCAGCACTTGCTCCTTCTTGTTCTGAATGAGGATCATCAATAATTAATAGATCAGCACCCTTACCAGTCACAGCACCACCGACACCAATCGCGAAATACTCCCCACCTTTGTTGGTATTCCAACGACCAGCCGCTTTACTATCTGATTGCAAGCTGACATCAGGGAATATTTCCTTAAAATCTTTACTATTAACTAGGTTTCTAACCTTCCTACCAAAGCCAACCGCTAACTCAGCAGTATGTGCAGTCTGAATAACCTTCTTATCTGGGTAGTTTCCTAAAAACCATGCAGGTAATAAGTAAGATGCAAACTCTGATTTAGTATGACGAGGAGGCATATTGATAATTAAACGCTTTAGTTCGCCTTTAGCTACCCTTTCAAAAGCATCAGCCATAATTTCGTGATGTTTCCCGTGAATAAAAGCAGCCCACATCTCTCCAACAAAGTGCATAAAGCTATCTTCACACTTCTTTCTGTTAATGGCACTCTCATACTCTTCTATCAAGCCAATAAACTCTTGTTGTTGTGTAGGAGGTAATCCTTGAATTTGTTTTAGTAAACTTTTATTCATACTTAGTAAGTATATACCTAATAATAAGTAGATAACTTAATAAAATAAAAACTTACTAAGAACATTAGGTATTCACTTATTAAGTATATACTTACTAATATAGTAGATATGTGTATTTACCTCTCGATTATATCATTTTGCATGACTTCACAAGAAAATCAACACATTTTTGAAAAATAACCCTATGGGGGGTATATAGTATCTACACCTTTTCCTATAAAAAT